ATTGCGCTCGCGTCCGCCTTCAGGGCCAGCGCGTCGCCGACCGCCTTCGCGTCCGCCGCTTCGCCGCTGATGGAAAGCGTATCGTCGATCGGGACCGTCATCACCGTCGCGTCATCCACGACTTCTTCCACTTCTTCGTTCAGGTTGATCTCGCTCATGCTCGTCCCTCCTTAAATGTCGCCCAGGACGCCCTGGATCGTCAGTGTGCCCTGCACGACTGTCCGGACCACATCGCCCTCGATCATCTTGACGCCGGCCGTCAGCGCGTTCACGCACATCCCTTCCGGCGGTGTTCCGTTCCAGCGCGGGTTGATGTCATACCGGCGTTCCGTGCTGTACGTTCCGACCGGCCATTCGTCCGTGTCGTTGTTGTGGAACTGGATTTCGACCACCCCGTTTCCGAGGCCCTCGTCATCGTCCAGCCGGTAGAACCGCTGCAGTACGATCGCCCCGCCTGCGTCCCGGATCGTGAACAGCAGCCGGTCGTCTGCGGTCCAGTCTTCTCCGCTCGACCTGGTTGCCTTCACTTTGAAGGCCCCCGTGTCGCCCGCGTGCATCGTGATCTGCGTGGCGTCCGCGTTACGCTCAAACATTGGCTTCACCGTCCTCTTTCTTCGGGTTGCTCAGATCTTCAATGACCTGGTTCAGCGTCACATGAATTCCGAGAATCTTGTTCGTGTTGTCAAATGTTGCAGGGACCATGATCTGATCCATCGTATTGATCACGGCCTTGAGCTTCTCAACGTTGTCCATGTTGCCTCCTTATGTCCTGCACACGATCAGCTTTGATACACCGCCAACCGTCACATAGAAAGAGTGGTACGTGTAACGGGTGTCCAGTGAGTAGCTCTTCGCAGCGCCGCTCGGCTGGCTGTTCGACTCGGTTGCATACTGGCTGTAGCTCCATTCCGGGTCCGGGATTGTAGCTGTAGCCACCTTCCCGGTGTCGTGCAGTACGCCGCTGCTCCCGATCGTCGCGTAGATCGGAATGCTCACGGTATTCCCGTCCCAGGTTGCCTGTCCCGGTGCCGGGGCCAGGCTCGTCGGCAGGCTCTTGTCTCCGCACACCGCCGTGAATACGCCGCTGGCCCATGAGCCTGTCAGGTCAGCGGCTTTCTCAAAATTTATCGGATCCCCGCGCCACGGTGTCAGCTTCAGCGTTTTCCCGCTGTTCGTCAGCTCCGCTTTTTTGATCGTGGTCGCCAGGTCGGATTCGTTCAGCGTGAGACTGCTGCCGCCTCCGCGGACCGTCAGCGTCTCGACCATCGCGTCGCCCTCGACGCGCAGCGGCCTCTTGATCTGCACCCGCCCGCTGCCGATCGTCATGATGTCGTTGATCGTAGTCTTTCCGGTCAGGATGATGTGGTCCGCGCTGATGTTCGCCTGGCTCCCGGCCTGGTTGATTGCCAGGCAGATACTCGCCGCCGTGATCTTTCCGTCCTTGCCGATGGCCGTGACAGTCTGTTTGATGCTGTCCTCTGTGACCTCAATCCGTGCCTCATGGTCTACAATGCCTTCCTCGGTGTGGACCACGCGCTGGTGGATGCCTTCGCCGTCGACCATGACGGAAGCAACCCTTGACCAGTCCTTGTCTGCTCCCTCTCCGGCCACAGCCTCCGCCACCAGACCGATGTGATCGTCCGTATCGACCATCCATGCGTGGTCTTCCTTAGCGTTCTTCGCTGCAGCCCGTCCGCCGCTCCCGCCGGAACCGGACTCTGCGATGTCCCGCTTGATGATGTTCGCGATGTCCGGCAATTCGTTTGCCAGCGTGATCGTGACGTTAACCGGGTCGTGGATCACGTCGGTGTAGCTGAGCTTGGAAACACGTTCGTTAATGGTCGTGTCGAACTCCGGCAGCGGAACCCGGCAGTACCGTCCGATCTTGAAGCTGTCCAGCGGTTCGCCGGTCGCCTCGGAGAGGTCCATCCCGCTGATGGTCACTGTGACAATCGGATCACAGTGCCGGTTGAGCCGTTCTGTGGCCCAGTCCCTCAGCTCGCCCTCGGTTTCCTTGCTCTGGTCCGTTTCGGTCTTGCAGATAATTCCGTATTTACTCTCGTTCTTCCCGACATAGTCCCCCGCGATGTGAAGGTCATCCTTGCCGATCGGATAGAACCGCGTGTACATCCGCGTACGGTCTACGGTCATCCGGAGCGTTTTGATGTTCCTGTCAGTCCGCATCTCGCTGGCCACGGTGTCGTTAATTGCCCGCAGGTTCAGCGTGAACGGATAAGAATTGAAGTTATAGTCCCATACGCACTCGGTCATGGTGCTGCAGACCGTTTCCAGTGCGCTGTACAGGTCGTCTCCGTTGAAGCTGTACGGTTTCGACGGATTCCGTTCCACCGCTCCGAGCTTCCAGTCCTTCTGGCGGCTCAGGATGTACCGGATCGTCTGATCAGCTGTGGCCGTCGCGCCTCCGCTGATGTTCTCTGTCTTGGTCTCGCCGAACAGGATGATGTCCTTCAGCGCCTGGATCACATGCTCCAGGTTGACCGTGCGTGTGTTCCGGTCGTACTGTGTATCAATGGATTTGACCCGCCACACAATGCCTGCAGCGGGTCCGTCTTCAGATCTCAGCCAGTCGCCCACAGCCATGCTCGGAGCGTCCATGCTCAGCGTCATGCTGGCCGTACTGGTCCGCTCCGTCAGCTGCAGGCTCATCCGTTCCGGCTGGAACTGATTCTTCGCTGTCAGGCTGTGGCCGTTCAGAAGAATCATCATAAGTATCTCGACCTCCAGGAAACGGTCATCTTACAGGCACGCTTCGTACCGCTGAAGCTGCACGCCACGTCTCCCGGAGATGCCGTGAAGTCGTTCGCTCCGGCCCGCTTTGACATCGCGTTCCGGTGCGTTCCCTGGGCGTTCCGGATACGGATTCGCACCAGGCCGTCCTTGTGGTCGATCACCAGCGTCTCGTTCCCGCCAAGGCCGAGACTGCTGAAGGTCATCGTGTTTCCGTTCACTGTCACGGTGGCCGTGTCGATGTTCTGGCCGCTCGTGTTTTCCAGCTCTACGTTGAACTGTGTCGGAGCGCTGCCGCCGACGCTGATCGTCTTGCTCCCGCTTGCGCTCTTTCCACCGAAGCTCTCGCTGTTCGCGCTGTTGTCCTCCCAGTACGGGATCGTGTACGCCCGGAACGTCAGCTGAAACTCTTTCGTGTAGTCCCACAGGCTTCCTTCTCCCGGCGCCTGGGCCAGTACCACGTTCAGCCGGCGCCCGGTCTTGTAGTTCGTCCGGAGAATCCCTCCAGGCGCGGCCCACTCGTTCACCTTTTCGAGCAGTTTGCTCCGTTCCTTCAGGCCGTTCACGCTCCGGCCGCGTTCAAACATCCGGAACTTAACGATGACGTCCAGCGTGTTCCGGCGCTTCTGGGTGATCCGCTGTCCGAATCCTGTGGCCGTGTCCGTTGCCGAGATGTTCTCGCGCCCGTCCTGGCACTCGATGTCGCTGATGGTGATCCGGTTGTCGATCTCGTCCAGCCATTCACCGTTCAGCGAAACCCGCCGTTTCAGAATCATCTAATCACCTCTTAATAGGGGACATCCCTTGCAATAAACTCGCTTACGTACGGTGTGATCACTCTGGCCACCGAGTAGCCGTCCATCGTAATCTGGATCCCGCTCACGCCGTTCCGGACTGCCTTCTCCATCTCGCCGGGGACCTGCCGGAAACTGCTGATATCCGCAGGAGTGAGCTCTTCCTTGTTCAGCAGGGAGTTCCACCACTCTGCCGGCAGATCTTCCCATTTATCGTCGTCCAGGTCCTCTCCGTTGCTGTCCAGCTCCTGCATCAGCCGGTCCATCATGTCGTTCAGCCGGTTGAATACGGCCTGATCTTCTCCGAATGCGTTCTCAAAGTCAGTCCAGGCACGATCGAAACCTTCATCGCTGCCGGCACCGCTCGTGACCAGCTTCCATGTATCCCAGAAGGCTTCAGCTGCTGCCATCTGCTCCTGGGTTGCCTCGATCTTCCTCGTCCCGGCCCTCGGAATAACGACGCCGTCCGTTCCGCCGTAGATCTCCCGGATGATCTCTTCTTCCTCTTTTTTCTTTCCTTCAGGCGTTGCCAGTCCGCTGGTGTCGCCTCCGGTGTACGTTCCGCGGTTCCACATTGTCCGCAGCAGGTCCTGGTTTGAGATCCCGGCTTCCTTGACAGCTTCCTTAACCTCGCCCATGTCGGACTGTTCAACGATCTCGTCCAGCTTCTTCTCGGCTTCCGTCTGCTGCCATGTCTTCGGGTCAAATAGTTTCTGCACCGTAGGAGCAACCATCATCAGGCCAACAGCCAGGTACCCTGCGCCGGACAGAAGCGTTCCGAATCCTCCGCCTCCGCCAGATCCGAGCGAACCAAGGCCGCCGAGACCGCTGAGTGCCGGAATCGCGTTTTTGATTGTGACGATATGAGAAGCAAATGCAGCGAGATTCGATACAGCCGTCATGATTTCGCCAGCCGCCCAGATCCCGACGATGGTCTCAAATCCCTGTTTGATTGTGTTCCAGTTGTTCGGGTCGGTCGCCCATTCCAGCGCACCGTGGATCTTGTCCAGGAACTCGCCGAACGCCCTGACAAGCGGATCGTCGCTGTTCTTCAGATCTCCGGCAACCTCGCCAAGAATGGCAATGCCCTGTTTGACTGCTTCCGAAATCGACTTGAACATTTCCTCAATGTTCGTCTTGACCTTATCCAGGGCAGCTGCGCGGCCTTCATCCGTGTCCGCATCAAAGTATTCCTTGAAAGCATCAACGATATTCTGTAAATTGCCGGTCACATTGAGGGCAAGGTCACCAAACAGGTGAACGACTGCCATCTCCTGCAGCGCCTGCCAGGATTCCTTCAGCGTTGATACCTGAACAGCGAGGTCACCCATCTTTTTGATGTCCTCTTCGCTCAGGCCGAATCCGCCGTCTTCTGCGTTGAATTTGCTAAGCCCTGCGGTAATATCTGCCCAGTCGCTCAGGATTCCCTCAACGTCAACGCCCTTCTTGTTGCCGAAGATGTCCGCCATGGCTATGTCCCATGTACCGGCGCGTTTCATTTCGTCGCGCATGTTGTACATCTGGGTCATGACCGCCTGGAAGTATTCGAGGTCGTTTTCGTAGTTCTCGCTTGATACGCCGAACCACTCAGCGACGTTCTTTTCTTTCCCGCTGTACTTCAGCTTTGTGATCAGTGACGTGACCGTCTCGATGCTACCGTTGGCGCTCTTCATGGCACGGTCCCACTTCTGGACTTCCGATGCCGTAGCACCGAAATAGGATGCCAGGTCCAGGTAGTTGTCGGACTTCGCCGCGACGTCCATCAACTCGCTCCAGATGGCGCTGACCGCCGTGTGGACGTTGTCGATCAGTCCGAAGAACAGCCCCTCAATGGAACTGCTGACCGATGCACCGAGCTCGCCGAGTTTGCTGAACGAATCTGCCAGGCTGTTCGCGGCCGTGACGCCCGTGTTCATTTCCGTGGACACGGACTTCATCTTGTTTCCGGTATCCGTCAGGCCATCCTTCATCTCGGCCAGCGTTGCCCGTGCCTGGTTCAGTTTGATTTCCCACTTCGCGACGGCTTCCTCGTTCTCGCCGTACTTCTCGCGGACTTCCTTCAGGGCTTCTTCGTAGGTCTTGACGACCTTTTCCTGTTCCTTGATCTGCTTCTGGAGGCTCTTACGCTTTGCTTCAGCCTTCTGCTGTTCGCTGGCGTTCTTCCCCAGTTCAGCCGTCTCAGCCTTCAGTTCGCTCCGGAGCACCTTCAGGTTCCGCTGCGCTTCCTTTATCGCGGCGTTGTATTCCTTTTCGCCTTCCAGAACGATCCGCTGCTTGATGTCGTTGGCCAAACCCTGTCACCTCACAGTCCCATTTTCCTTCCGATCTTTCCGCCCATCAGTTTGACGTCGTATTTGAACCGGATAGTGTACATGTCACGAATAAAACCCGGCGTCATCCGCCGGGCCTCTGAATAAGGAATTCCGGCGACAAGAGCGTATCCGTAGTATTCACGGACCCGCGTCCCGCGCCGGTTCTTCAGTTTTTTGCTTCAATCTCCGCCAGGTATACGTCAAAGACCTCGTCGTCCGCTTCCGCGCCGTCCGTGGTCTCACTCTTCATGCCTTCCTCGACGGCTGCGCGGATCGCCTGGCCAATGCCGGCAATCGCCGCCACCCGGAGCCGTTTCAACTCGTTCCCGGTGACCGTCTCTTCTTTTCCTTCATAAGCAAGCTGGGAGTTGGCCAGGATCCTGAATAACTGCTGGACCATCTTGCTCCCGCCGGTCTGCATCTTCTCGAACATGTCCTTCATGCTGCCGAACGTCTCTTCGATCTGTTCCATGGCGTACATGTCCATCCGCAGTCCGTACTCAGTGTCTCCGATCTTCAGTTTAACCATGTGTCAGCACTCCTTTCGATGTCAAAAGAAGGGAGCGCCCCGGAATGGAGCGCCCCCGTGTCCCGTCAGGTAATTCCGGCTTTGCCGTTCAGCCAGGTCCTGGCAGCCGCTTCGGTCGTGCTGCGGAGGTGGCTGTAGTAGATCACGTCGCCGCTGGTGCTCAGCGTGACGCCGATCGCATCGCCGCTCAGGGTCTCGGTCTGGAAGTCGATGCTCTCGCCCTTAGTCTGGGAGCTGTCGGATTCCTTCGCGAGCTGCACCTTGTACAGCCAGTAGGCGTGGTACGCAACGGCGCCCTTGAAGCGCTCCTTGCGGATGAAACCGACGCCAACGTACGGGCTGGCCTCGTTCGTGACGTTCAGCTCGTTTCCGGAGCCGGCCTTGTAGCCGAGGATCTCCTTCTCCATGTCTTCCGTCATGTTCGCCAGCTCCAGGCTGATGGTCACGTTGTTCATGGAGTTCTCACGGTCGATCTTGTGGTCGTCCGCGTAGAAGCCGATGTCCTCGTGCTCTTCGCCCAGGTCCGCCCGGATCATGTAGTCATCCATCTTCCGGGGGCTTGTGTAGGTAATGGACCCGCCTTCACCGCCAGTGCTGAACGTGGCGTAGGTCAGACCCTTGATACCGATTTTCGCCATATGTCTTCACCTCGTTTATTCATTCATGAGGCGCTCGGCCTCGGCCCTCATGGCCGCTCCGACTACCTCGTCGAGTTCCGGCTTCCTGCCGGTGATGAACTTGTCACCCGTTTTCGCTGTTCGCCGTCCGCCGTAGCCGTAGTTGATCACGAATCCCTTCACGGCGTTGGAAACCCCGCGGGAGTCGTACCCTTGCGGATACACGTCCTGCCAGCATTCGTCGATGTCTTCGTGGTACTTTCCGGGTGCGAATGCCTTCATCATTTCGCCGCCGTTCAGCATGATGTGATGTGCCTGTTCCGTCCGCTCCTGCAGTTTCTTGACCGCTGCAGCAGCTCCGGCTTCCACGATCTTCCTCGCGTGCTCCCGGCCGCCCAACTTCTTCAGCTGTTCGTCGATTGCCTCGATGCCGTGTACAATCAGCCTCATGTCGTACCAACCACCGTTTCGACTGTGACCAGGTCAGCGAACATGTTCACGGTCCACACCCAGCGGACTTTCCCGATCTGGTAATCAAAGTCCCTGGTGACGATGTGTGTCATGTCAATCACGCCCTCGTCTTCGAGGGCCCTCAGTTTTGCCTCAACGGTGTTCTTCCAGGTATCGTCGTCCCCGGTGACGTACAGCGAGATAACCACCCGCCAGACAGAGTCCGTCAGGTGACCGTCCGCCCACAGCTGCCCAGCCTCTCCGCCGAGCTCCACGACGCCGTAATTATCCGGAGCTTTCTCCAGCCAGGCATCACGGGCGAACTCAATCCCGCTGATGGTGTTCAGTTTCGTAACCAGGTCATCCACCGCGTCATGAGTTGCTGTCTGCTGCTGCGTCGGCATTCTCGTCACTCCTTTCCGCAGTGATCTCGATCCCGCCGTCGTTCGTCAGGTAGGTCCGTACGATCCTGTACTTCTTCCCGTTGTGCCGCAGGAAGTGTTCGTCCTGGTAGTCCTCGGCCGCTGTCAGTTTGAAGACCAGCTCCGGCTGGATGCCGGCGTTCAGGGCGTTGTAGTACTCGGCCCTGTTCACGCTCCGGATCTCCGCCAGTACGTCACGTACCGTTTCGGTAACGGCTTCATGAACACCGTGAGCGCTCCGGGTCTCGGTCACAAGGCCGATCACGTCCGCTCTCACCATGTCACTCGCCTCCGTCCTTGTAGTCCGTGTATCCGCTCGCGTGCATCAGCGTTCCCTTCTGCGCTTCGTACGCCTTCTCCAGCCGGTCGTAATCGTCCGGGCTGCGGAAGTACATCCGCGCATAAGTGATCAGCGCCCGCAGTACGAGAGGATCCCTCATCGAACTCGCGTCCGTAACCGCTCCGGTCGTGGAAACGGTAAAAGCAACCCTGCCGGGAAGCCTTACACCCGCAGCCGCCAGATCACGCGCACCGGCCTCCAGGAGACCCGCGATTTCCGCGTCGTAGGCGGTGTTCGTGATCGCCATTGCCAGCTTTGCTTCCTTCAGCATTGATGCTCACCTCATTTCGATATAGGGCGGGCGAGTGCTGCTTCCCGCCCTGCCAAACAGCCCGAAGGCCGAATGGTCAGTCCTCCGCCGCCATCTGGAAACATTGATCCCTCGTCTCTTCGTCGATTACGGACCGCATGATATGTCCGATCTTCAGCCGGCTGTCGCAGTGGATCTTCAGGTCGAGTTTGCTGGCCCTCCAGCAGAAGGTCAGGTCCTCGCCGAGTCCGCCGACTGGGAAGAACGGCACGCCGTAGATTCCCATGGCTTCCAGCATGCTCGTCCGCATCATCAGGCACGCGAATCCGCAGCCCTTGACCTCGAACAGCTGGTCCCTCGGATAATCGAACCAGTTCTCACACTCCGGCATGATCATCTGCCCGCGCTGGACCACTTCCAGCTTCTTGAAGATGCACGGCTTGAACGGTGGACGCCGTCCGAAGCAGAGCCCCGTCACGGCATTGATGTCCTTGTTCTCTTCAAGGTCGGCCATGAGTTTTTCCATCAAATCCGGCCCGAAGGTCATGTCCGAGTCAAGCCACAGCACGTAGTCGAATCCGCCCTTCTGCAGCGCGTATTGCGTCAGCTGGTTCCTGGCGTCATAGACCAGCGTGCCCTTCAGCAGTTTGATCTCTACCTCGCCGACGTGGCGAAGGTTCATCAGGCTTTCCACAAAGTCCGATTCAATCGTGTCCATGCATGGGATGGCAATCAGTGTTTTCATCAGGCAGCACTCCTTTTGAAAGTCGAAGGGCGGAGGATTGCTCCCCCGCCCCTGCGGTATTCAGTTGTCAGGCCGATCAGGTCGTGGCCACGTAGCGCACAATGGCGTGGGTGTCGCCCAGTTTGCCGTCCGCCAGCGCCATGGCGCGGTAGACCTGGGAGCCCTTGCGGAACTCAGCTTCCTTGGACTTTTCAACCGCCACAGCCTTGGCGAAGTTGAACTTGTAGGCGCTCAGATCGCCGAACAGGACGTTCTCGGAATCCAGGTTCGCGTCCAGGATGGCCGGATAGCCCATCACGTTGTACTTGACCGGACCCTGCGGATCCAGCACGACGACAGCGCGGCCGGCGGTGTCAGCCATGCCGATCACCTTGCCGAAGAAGAACTCAGGGTTGAAGACGAACTTCGCGCCGTTGTGATATTCTCCGGGCAGCTTGCCCATGATCGCGCACAGGTCGGTCCACTTGATGCCGGCGCGCTTGAATGTGCCGTCCGCAGTGGACTTGGTGGTCACGATACCGGTGGCCTGCGTGGTGCCGGTGCCGGCGATGATGCCCGCGTCGATAGCCTTTTCCATCTTGTTGACCAGGCGGTTGACCAGCCAGGTCTCGAAGGCGTCGATGCTCATGGCGTCCACATCAGCGGTGATCTCGACAGTCTTGATAAGCTTGTAGGCGCCCAGGGTGATGCTGGTGATCGCATCGGTGGAATCGGTGCTCTCCACGCCCATGTCGAGCCAAGAGGCTTCGTTCACGACGCTCTCAGCAGGATAGGTGACGTAGCCGGGGATGTTGGTCACGTCGACCGCAGCGATGATGGGGTTCAGTTCCAGCTTATGGATGATCTCGTTCATCGTCTGGGTCGGGATGGCGTTGGAACCGCCGGCCAGGGCGGTGCGCTCTTCTTCATTCAGTTCCTTGCCCTGCAGGCCCTTCAGGAACGCAGCCCGGTATTCCGGGGTGTCAATGGCGAAACGATTTTCCATGGTATTACCCTCCTTGAATTCTTTGATAGGGGTGATATTCTCCGAAGCAATCTGCTGCCGGAGTTCTTCGGCCTTCTGGGCCGCTTCAGCACGGGCTTCCAGTTCTGCGTTGATTGCCTTCATTTCAGTGACCCGCGCTTCGAGTTCTTCCGTGGGCGCTTCCTGGCTCATGCCGGCGATCTCCGCCTTACGGGCCTCCAGCTGGTCCACGTTCATCTCTTTAAGATTCATTCTTGTTACCTCCGATCAGGTTGTTCAGCTCTTCCAGTACCGCCCTCCGGCGTTCCTGTTCAGCTGCAGCGGCACGTTCCTCCTCGGCCTGCTTCCTTGCGCTCTCCAGCGAGGCTTTTGCGCTCTCCAGCGCACCGCCTTCAGAAGCCGCCTGGATGGATGTACCTTCATATGCGGGGAAGGCCACGGCCGAGACCTCAAACACACGCCCCACAGAACGGACGTGCCTCAACGGCGACTCGGTGTCCAGATCTTCCCAGCTATCTTTATCCACCGTGAACGCGAACGACATTCCGGTTATGTCACCGCGCTTGATGGCGGAATAAAGCTCTTTTGCCCGCGGGTTGTTGTCCGTGTCCAGGTTGACCCGGATTCCCATGCCCGCTTCGTTGACCGTCAGCTGCATCGTGCTGTTCTTGTTGTTGTTCCGGCTCCGTGCCAGGGGAACCATGCTGAAGTCATGGCCCACCAGGAACCGCACGTCCTTCAGGTCGGTGTTGTCCAGGGAACCGACGTCAATCGTCTCCCGGAACATGCCAAGGTCCGTGATCTGGCCGAACACGATCGGCTCGCCGGTGATCACGCTGCCCTTCTCTTCGCTCTGCTCTGCCCGGATCTCGAACTCCAGGTATCGCGTCTCTTTATTCATCGGTTTCTTCCTCCTTCTGGTCCGGGTCCGCAGCCGGTTCCTTCTCGTCCTGCTTGTCGTCCTCGTCCCCTTTGTCCTGGACGTTTTTGTACTCACCGCGGATCGGCGTGTAGTTGCCGGCGCCGTCAGGAAGCGGCGCGTAGTTGAACAACTCGCGGATCTCGTCGATGGTCAGCACGCCACGGTCTCCCAGCTGCTGCGCCATCGAGATCTTCGTGTTCGCGCTCATATATTGCAGCCGGTTCGCCGTGAACAGGATCTGATTCCCTCCGTTCCGCTCCCGTTCCGTGAAGACCATCTTGGTCAGGGCTTCGGAAAGTTTGATCGCGAACGGCTCGATGGATCCGTTGAAGAAGCTGTCCATCACGTCTGCGGTTGCCTCGTTCCGGATCACACTCTCCGGCACGCCGAAGTAGTTGCACACGTTCTCGCGCATCAGCTTCTGCTGTTCCGCGTCCACCGTGTAGCTCTTCTGGCTCAGTTCCTTAACGTTCGTGTACTGGTTGCCGAACAGAAGCAGTCCGCCGCCGCCGTCCTGGAAGTTGTTTTCATCGAACCGCTTCCGCTCTTTCCGCAGGTCCTCGTCGAACGCCTTGCCAGTCAGCTGGGCCATGAACCGGAACGTCGCTGCGTTTTTAACTCCCTCAACGATGCCCTGATTGACCATGTTGACCAGTTGCATGGTGGAATTGAGCGCGTTGTTGCTCTCGCCGAAGAAATCGTCCGTCAGCTGATGCTTCGGCACGATCGCGCACCGGCTCAGCTCCATGCTCCGGCGCTGGCCGTTCATGAACTGGTACTTCAGGTACGGGACGCCGTGCTTTTCGACGACCTCGCACGCCGACGGGAACACCGGGAAGAACCCGCTGACATCTCCGTACCGGTCGAGCACCGGCACGATGAACAGGTTGTTCTGGATGTCGTAGATGTTCGAGCACCGTTCCAGGAACTGCGGCCAGGTATACCATGGATTCGGGGAGGTCTTCGTAGCCGTCAGCAGTTTCGGCCTCGCCGTTCCCTCCATCGTGTACTGGAGCTTCGCGACGTGCCGCGCCCTCGCGTCCACCGCGGCCCGGACCAGTTCGCTTTCATAGATCTGTCCGCCCCAGCTGGTGAACACCGGCGTGTACGCGGTGAACGTTTCAAACTTCGTGTCACCGCTGCCGGAGCCAATGGCCTTCGGTTTTCCGAACAGCCTATCAATCAGTCCCATCAGCTTCACCTCGCATTGCTCAGCTGAGCGCTAAACTCTTCGTAGTAGTTGTGTCGCATACAGATGGCGTCGCTCAGTGCCGCCATCCCGTCAATGTGCGCCCGTGCGTTCATCTTGATCAGCCGGCGCCGGTTCGTTCCTTCCTCGAACTTCAGCGCCGCGTCCAGCATGTGGATCTTCATCAGGTCGTTGTCGTTGATGCACCTCAACCGGCCGTCCTTGATCATGCCTTCCATGTCGATCAGGACGCCCGTCAGGTTGCTACCCTGGCTGACGGATTCGCACGGATAACCGTCATCCTGCATTTCCTGGATCAAGTAGCTCGCCGAGTATTTGTCGTAGCCCACCTTTACCATCAGGATCTCGTAGTCTCGCTCTAACATGCGGAACCACTCGTGAACCGCACGGTAGTCCACCGTGTTCTCCCCGCAGACCGTCAGCAGTCCGCGTTTCCGGTAGATCTCATACGGCAGTCCGTCCCGCTGCGTGGCCTCCTGGATCTTGTTGGCCGGCATGAAGAACATCACGTCGAACCAGCTGACGCCTTCCTTCTCGATCACCGCCACAGCTGCCGTCAGGTCCACCGCCATGGACAGGTCGATTCCGCCCAGCGCGTAGCTGTGTCGGAAGTCTTCCAACGTCTTGTTGTTGCCGAAGCACTTCTTGATGTCCTCGACGTTTAACCAAGCCTGCGAAGAATTCTGTTTGATACAGGCCATCTTGCAGAGGAACTCAGCCTTGTTTGCCAGGCTCTCTTCGGCCTTGGCGATTTCCTCCAGGATGTATCCGGTCGAGACCGATACGCCAAGGTTTGGCAGGCTCTTCTGCAATTCGTTCAGATCGTTCCACTTGTTCGTGTCGTCGATCTGGTACAAAAAAGGCAGCAACCGTTTTTCCCGGCTGTTGCCCTGTAGGAACGACGTGCCGCGTCTGAACAGCTCATCGTAGATACCGTCGTTAATGTAGTTCGCCGTCGTGATGCTCAGGATCAGCGGCTGTTCCCTGGAACCGAGCGCGGAGGTCATAACCCCGTACTGCTTGATGCCCTGGTCACCGACCCACGCGGCCACCTCATCACACACCGTCAGGTGCGGGTTGAAGCCGTCGCTCTTCTTTTCGGAGAACGGCACCTTCTTGATGGACGTGTTCGTGCTCTCGATGTAGATGTCCATCTTGCGCTTCTTCGTGATCTTCATCAGATCCGGTTCTGCGCTGATGGACTGCCAGAAGTCGTTGAACACGATGTCCGCCTGGTCCAGTTTCGGGGCGAGGAAGTAGCAGTCAGCGCCTCGTTCACCGTCAGCGTACGCCATGTACTCCGCAATGCCGGAGGCCAGCAGGCTCTTTCCGTTCTTCCGGCCCATGACCACGAACACTTCCCGGTATACCCGGATGCCCTTTTCATCCACCAGTCCGAAGATGCAGCTGATCAGCGCCTTCTGCCACACCTCCAGCTTCACAAGCTGCGGCGCCAGGCGCCCTTTGGAATGGTGACAGAAACTCTCGAAGAAGCGGATCGCTTTGTTTGCCTTCTTCTGATCGAAGAAGTAGACCTTGTTTTCCAGGTCAGAGATGATCCGCTCGTATAAAAGACGGATCCAGTGACCAACCGTCACGCTGCCGTCTTCTATCCGTTGGTAATACTTCAGGATCCAGTTGACGTCCGCCGGCTTATTCATTCAAGAAATCACCCAGCTTATCTCCTGCCGGCGCGGCCGTACCCAACCGCTGAATAATGTCCAGCATGACACCCAGCGTTTTGTTCGCCGTGTCGTTGTACTTCGGCAGCTGAGCTACCAGCGGATTCGCGATCGGCACGTCATCGCCGTTCGTGTTCACTTTCGTGATCATCAGCCCGCGTTTGTTCAGATCTGCCTGGATCTTCTCGATCATTTCGAGCTGGCCGCTGTACCGTTTCGACGCGGTGACAAACAAAACGTTGTCTTTCACGCCGTACAGTTCGGCCATGTCCATGATCTCGTCGAAAGTCATCTTGGGTTTTGCCATCTCCGCGCCTCCTCCCGGAAAAAATTGAAACTTTTGCCCATAGAGCGAATCTCGTATCCCGCCCCCAGAGCTGTGGCCCCCTCCTTCGATTTTGTCGACCAGGGGGATTACAGCTCGACGTGACCGAACTCATCCGCCCGCCAGCGCTTGCCTTTGTGTTCCTCCAAGTGACACCGCTTGCACAACAGCTCCAGGTTGTCCCAGTTCAGTGCGATGCCTGGGTCGTTGATGTTCTCCGGTGTCAGTTTGATCTTGTGATGAACCTCTTCGCCAGAAACAATCAGTCCCTTTGCCAGGCAGCGTTCACATAGTCCGCCAACGTGCGTCTTGTAACCAGCAGCACACTTTACCCATGGCCGAGACATGTAGAACGTTCTCGCAAAAGATTGCACTCAGGACCCACCTCGCCGTTTGTGAGTGCGACCACCCAGGCACGGGAAAGGAGAAACCGCGCCGGCCCCCGAATGATTGTGATCAACAAAAGAAGAGGCAGACTGTTCGTCCGCCCCTGTGTGGATATTCCCGCTTACATTAAATTACATTATTAGTGCCAATTCAACCAAATCGTGCCAACGAATTGAAGTAGTTTGTGCGATCGTTCTGCACCGTTTGCCTGGACATTCCGATCTCTTCCGCAATCCTTTCATCCGTCCAGCCCAGTGCGTAGTAGTTCCGCACTATGATCTGTAGCCGTCTGTTCTGTACTTTGTCCAGGATAGTCTCGAACTCGATGGCCTTCTCCCGCAGATCCTTGCTCAGCTGCTCGATCCTGAACAGCGGGTCATCCTCTTCGATGGTCTGCATCATGGCTGCCGTCGGGTCGTTCGTCCCTCTCGGCATTCCCGTCAGCTGCGGAGACCGGACCGGTTGAGGCCCGCCGATGTACTGGTTGAGGAACTTCGACTGCCGCTCCAGTGTTTTGATCTCGATAACAATCATCCGGTAATCCGTCAAGATCTCCTGTTCATGTGACATCAGCTCACCTCCTGCATCACGATCGGAAGCCTGCACACCTTCAGGCTGTGTTCCCTCAGCCATACCGTCCACATGATCTCGGCGTAGTACCCTGCGACCCGGCGCTGGTAGAAGTCCGCTCCGGTCACATCAATCCGGTCCGCTGCGTCCAGGATAAACGAGAACAGCCACTCGCAGTACTCATTCAGGATGTCCCGCCTCGCTACGAACATATTGCAGGTGTACATCCAGTTCCCGTACAGCGTGTCATCGAGTGCCTTGACATATTCCGGCTGTTTTTCCTTCATCAGCTCCCTGATCACCCTGTACGCCCGGTGGTTCAGATCTGAGCCGACCGTCAGGCCGATGTTCCACATCACGGACCAGTCCAACTCCTTCGGCCGGCTGATGATCAGGTCGTACCCGGCGTCGAAGATTCTCCTGGCCTGTCCCCTGCTCAGGATCCTTCCTTCCATCTCAAACCGCCGCCGGTAATGGCTCAGTCCTACATAGTCGTTCAGGGTGTTCTTCCAGATCCAGTACAGTGCCGTTGTCTCATTTAGCCTGGTGTTGTACTGTGTGATGTTCTCGCCGTCCTTCTCCGTCAGCCGGAACGGCTCTTTGTGATCCCCGACGCAGAGCACCTTGTACATGTCAATCTCCGCGATCGGGAACGGCTTATGCGTGACCACATAGTCAACGCAGTCAATTCCCGTGTTCATGTCGTTCTGTCTGACTCCCCTTTCTCATATAGTTGTAATAGTACATCGGTTGATTCAGCCACACCGCCACAGGCTGCTTCTTAATGATCTCCTGCATAAACGGCTCGTCACTGGTGAAATGAATGCCAGGGAAACGTGTGTCTCCGATGAAATCCCTCCGCCAGCACTTTGACCAGACCGCGATGTTGCACTGGCCATGGGTGTTATGGTACACACCACGGCCCTTCCAGATGAAGTCGAAGACCAGCATGCTTACGTTGTCCTGGATGTCCATGATCGCCCGGTGCAGTTCCTCGAACACGTATTCGTGCAGGAACCAGTCATCATCGTCCATGAACAGGATCCATTTCCCGCAGGCCGCATCCAGTCCCTCGTTCCTGGCCAGACCGTCCATGCCGTAGTTGGTGCTTACGATCTTGTCGGCGTATTCCAGCGCGAGCTCATGCGTCTGATCCGTGCAGGCGTCGCAGATGATGATCAGCTCATAGTCCGTGAACGTCTGTGCCTTGATGCTGTCCAGTCCCTTCCGGAGATACTTTTCAGAGTTATGTGCCGGCACAATCACTGAAAAAAAAGGGTTGTCCACTTTTCCGCTCCTCCTCGTGCATATTAAAGTCAAATTCATCATCCTTCATCAGGTGCGGGATAGCTTCCGCCAGCCTGTCCAGTGGGAAATCCCACCATTTCGCATCGCTGATAAACCTCGCTGCGAACCTGTACTTGATGAAGTGTGCCGGCACTCCTCCGACAACGCAGTATGGCTGCACATCCCTGGTCACGACCGACCCGTTCGCGATCACCGCGCCGTCCCCGATCGTCACTCCGGACATGATCGTCACATTGTTCGCGATCCATACATCGTTCCCGATCGTGACGCTTCCCTTCGTCGCAGCGCACTCGCCGTCAATGCCAGGATAAACTTCCTTCAGCAGGACGTTGAACGGGTACGTGGTCAGCCATTCCGTATGATGGTTCCCGCCCAGGTAGATCTGAACGTTTCCGCCAATGCTGCAGAACTTTCCGATCTTCAGCTTCGCGTTCTTCTCGCCCCAGCTGAGCACGATCGGAACCCCGTAAGTGAAGTCCCCGACCTCGACCTTCTCCGGGTCGAAGATCTTATACTGTTCCTTCAGGTCGGCCCGGAGATTTTCCAGCGCCTTGACCATGTCTGACATTTTCAGCCTCCTTCCTCAGCTCGATCTCCTTTTCCATCAGCCGGACACATTTCCAGCTGCAGTAATATACTTTCTTGCCTTTTATCATCTTTGCGAACGTCCAGTCATCCTTGGCCCCGGAGATCCTGAACCTTCTCCGGCATACCGGGCAGGTATACCAGCCGCCCTGGAACGGCTCTCGCATCTGATCACCTCATTTCAGTTCATAATTTCGGCCTAAAGTGAATGGAATCACTCATCATCGTCAATGTGTTTCTGTCCCCATTCAATTTCCGTCAACAATGCTCCACAATGGGGGCAGAATATCCATCCGTTGTCAAATGGTGTACCTTCTGTAATGGTCTGTAATTCACCACATTCGTCACACATCCAGATGTTGTCCGCTTCGTCATACAGTTTCCATCTGCCCTGTTTCTTCGCTGAAAGAACCCCACGGGAATATGCTTGCTGATACCTTTCCTTGTCCTGTGTTAGTGCCTGTTTCAGCTTTACTTCATCCACACCAACAGCGTACCGCTGTACTGTCTTGATAACAGCACTATCAAGGCTTGCTGTGATAGTCGGCACAATGTTTTTCACAAAGTCAAGTTCAATCGGCGAATCATACTGCGGTCTGAAAATCTTCTCATAACTCAATTTGTATGCCATTTCATCACTTCCCGTCTGTTCGTTATTTCGTCATTTAAACTCCGTCGCACGCCGGATCGTCCCCACCCGGATCGGGCAGTCCTCCGGCCTCCCCGGCTCGTATTCGTCCACCAGCACGTACTTGTCCCCCCGCACCACCTTCGCCTGGCACCGCGCCCGGATATCCTCCCGCTCGTTCATCACATGGCACATGCACGGACACGTCACGCACCTGGTCGGCATCGGAATATCAATTGCGATCATTACGCGTACCTCCGGTATTCGTTCTTCACGTCCTCCGGTTTGATCATGACGTACTCCATCGTCGTCTCGATCTTGTCGTGTCCCAAAATGTGACTGACCGTCTGGATCGGCATCCCGTGCCGCGCCAGCTCCGTCGCCTTCGTCCTCCGGAATTTATGCGGATGTACGTGCTCCACGCCCGCCCGCTTCGCGATCCGGTTCAGCAGCACCCGCACGCCGTTGTCGTGCAGCCGGTCCGGCACCTTGCACGCCACGCCCTGCCCGACGAACAGAGCCTCGTTCCTGTCCTTCCTCCGCTTCAGGTACCGCTCCAGCAGGTCCGCCGTCACGCTGTCGAAATAGACGACGCGCTCCTTGTCGCCCTTGCCGTACACCACGACCTCCTGGCTCTTCAGGTTCACCTGGTCCCTGTTCAGCCCGACCATCTCGCTCACCCGGCACGCCGTGGACGCGAGGAATGAAAGGATCGCCTTCTCCCGCAGCGTCTTGCACGCCGCCATCAGCTTCGCCATTTCCACCTCGCTGAACGTTTCCTTCTGCTTCTTCGGCACCTTGATCGCCCCGACGTTGTTCATCGGGTTCTTCTCGATCAGGTCCTCCCTGTGCAGCCATCCGAAGTAGGAGGAAAGCACCTGCCTGCATCCCTCCAGGCTGCTCTCCTTCAGTCCCCTGTCCTTCTCCGCCGCCAGCCAGTTCCGGATATGGTAAACGCTCACCCTCCGCGTCGGGCATTTTGCGTATTCCATGAATCTCCGGATCATCAGCTCATATCTGTACATCGTCTTCTCGCTGCGCCCCTGGATCCTCATGCTCGCCATGTAACTGTCCAGCAGGTCGTCCGGGCCTTCGTTTCCCCATGCGCTGATCTCCCGCATGTCGAATCCTTCCAGCACGTCGCTGATTACGACCATCATCTTCTGGATGTCCGCCTGCGTCATCTTGTCCGCGCAGCTGCTCTCCACCTGTCGCAGAAAGCTCACCTTCGCGTCGATTGCCATCTTCTCTCCCTCTCTTCTTATTCAGTTGTTT